CCAATTTACGCAAATGGTCTGCTTGTTTGTTAGCAGCAGCTATTTCTCTATCAATAGCTTCTATACGTTCTTGTGATTGTCTAACTAAATAATCAGTTAAAAGTTTAGCTGTTTCTTTACGATTTTTAGCATTTTGTTTTTCTTTATCTTCTTGTTTTTTTGTTTCCTTATCATTAAAATCGGTTTTATTTTCCTCTAATTCTTTTTCGGTTTCTATGTCTTTTTCCTTTTGTTCTTTTTTAATTTTAGACCTTTCAACAGCACCTTTTTTCTCTACTAAAGTTATATTGTCTTGTAATACTTCAGCAGCATTTAATTCTAAAACATCTATTTCATCACTTTTAGCTTTATATTGTGCTTCAATTTTATCTATTTCTTTTTGATTTATTCCCTTTTGTGCTAATAATAAATCTCTTTCATTTTTTAATTTAGCCCTTAAATCAATAAAAGTTTGATTGTGTTTTGCTTTTAAAGCAATAATTTCAGTTTTAGTATTATCATCAACTTGGTCTAATTGTAGTTTTGTTTTTTCTGCATTTAATTTTTTTAATTGTGTTATATCATATTGACCAGTTTTTTTAGCATTTTCTACTTGTTTATCAAACTCTTTTTCGTATTGTTCTTCTTTTACTATTACAGCTTCATCTGTTTCTAATTCTCTTATGCTTCTTAAAATGTTAGCTTGTTTTTCAATTAATTTATTTAGTTCACTATAAAGATTAATTTGTGTTCTTAATACAGTATTAATTTTTCGTTTTGGTTTAATACTCTTTGTTTCAGTTTTTGTTAAAGCCTTTCTGCTTGTTGTTTGTCTTACTAAAGTTACCTCTAAATCTTTTTCAGAATCTAACAAATCTTTAGCAATTTTACGATATTCTTCTTTTAATTTAATAGCGTTTGCGTTAGCTGCTAAATGAAATTTGTTTGCATTTTTAAATTGACGAATATCTCTCTGTAAATCACTTCTCATTCCGTAACCACCTTGTCTACCAGCAACAGTTTTACGGAGACTTTTTTGACTCTTTTCAATAGCAGCATTATTTATTTTAATTTGGTTATGAGTTTTATTTTGTAATTTTCTTTGGTCTTCTGCTAATTTTTCAACTGCTAATCTTTGGTCTTTATAAAGTTTAATTGTTCTTTTAATACCTTCTTCCTCTGAAATTCCTCCGTCTTCTTTTCCTTTAGCAACTAATAAATCAATCTCCCTTTTACGTTCTTTTATAGTTTCTCTTATTTGTTTGTTTTTTATGTCTCCTATTTTTCTTGCATTTTCTTCTGCTACTCTTAACCTTTCAGCAGCAGCAGCAGCTTTATCTGCTCCAGTTGCAACATCATAAAAATGAGTAGCTAATTCAGCAACTAAACCAATAATTAAGAGCCACGGAACAGCTTTCATAGCACGACCTAAACCAGTAGTAGCAGCAGCAGCACCTTTAGTCGCTGTTGTAGTTGTAAATAATGCTTTTATACTACCTTTTAAACCTAAATTCCATGCTTTTTGAGCAGTAGCAACAGCAAACAATGAAACTTTATATAATATTAAAGCACGAGCAGTTTTAAATAAAAAGTTCATTATTTGAGGTAAATTTTCAGCTAAAAATGAAATAAATTCTTTAGCACCAGCACCAGCACCAGACGTTTCATTCATACTTAATAACCAACCATCCCAAGCAGAACTTAAAAGCGTTAATTGTCCATTTATAGAATCAAGACGTTTTTCAGCCATATCTTTTAATTCTTTATCAACGTCTGTAATACTATCTCTTAAAGAAACCATATCATCAGCACCTTTTAAAAACGTATTAAAAGCAGCAACAGAACGAGCATCGGTTAATTCTAAAGTTTTAGTTAAATCAACACCTTTTTCATCTAATTTTTTTAATGCACCAGCCAATTCATCAGCGTTTTTAACTGGTCCTCCTAACTCTTTTGCTAAATCACTGTTAGCATCTGCTAACTTTAATAAAATGTTTTTTGTAGCAGTACCCATCATAGAAGCATCAAAACCAGCATTAGCTAATTGTCCAAGTAAAGCAGTAGTATCTTCAATACTAAAGCCCATGGCATTTGCAACTGGTGCAACTTTGCTTAATGAAGTTTGTAATTTGCTAAAATCTAAAGCACTTTTAGTAGTTGATACACCTAAAACAGAAACAACCCTTTCCATTTCATCAGCTTCAAGCCCAAAACCTCTCATAGCACTACCAGCAAGAGCAGCAGCTTCTGGAATTTCAGCACCAGTTGCAGCAGCAAATGCGGAAACGTGCTTTGTACTGTTTTGAATTTGGTCTTGTGTAAAACCTAATTTAGCCAACTCAATCTGCATTTGTGTTATTTGAGTAGCAGTGAATTGTGTAGTTGCTCCAAGTTCTTTAGCTTGGTCGTTTAACCCTTTTAATTCCTCTTTACTTTTACCACTTATAGCAGCTAAATCAGCGACTGACTGGTCAAAATCTGCAACTGTACTAAAAGCACCCCTTAAAAGCTGAAAACCACCAACAGCAACTCCTAACTGCATTAAACCACTTTTTAAAGTGTTTAAAGCACCAGAATAATTTCCTACATTTCTAAAGTTATCCCCAACAGTGCTATCTATTTTCTTTAATGCAGAATCACCTTGTTTAGCAGCGTTTGTTACTTGTCTATAATTTTGTGATAATTTTAAAAATTCAGCAGAATTTCTTTTACCATTTTGTTCAAGTTTTAATAATTGAGCAGCAAGTTCTTTAGACTGGTTTTTTAATTGTCTTGTATTTTTTACAAGTTTTCCATAAGCTGTATTCTCTTGCTTATTAGCTTTTATTAACCTTGCTTTAACTTTTGCCTCTCTTTCCTTTTCTTTTTTTAGCTGTATAGCATTTTTAATTGCTTCTCTTTCAGTTTTTAGCTTTTCTCTTTTAATTTGTTCTAAATTTTTTTCAGCATTTGCAAGATTGTTCTGCTGTTGTACAATAGCTTTATTAACTTTTAAACTATCTTCTTTTACTTTGTTTGCTTTACGAATAGCAGCAGTTACATCATTAATATCTTTAGCATTACCGAATGAAGTACCTTTTAAACTACCTTTTATAGAAGTAGCAGTTTTTTTTAAACTGGTGTTCATTTTATCCAGTGTTTCAATAGTTTTTTTAGCAGAATCTCTTATTGATTTAAATAAATCTTCTTCTGCTACGTCACTCCGTTTTATTCTGTTTGCCATATTCGTTAATTATATCAAAATATTCTCTTACTGTTATTTTTTTACTGTTTAAATGATAGCCCAACCATTTAGACATATAAACAAGACTTTGCTCTGTTGTCATACCTTGTTTATTATTATCAATCATTTCTTTTAACCTTTGTTCTTCTAATTTAATTTCTGTTAGCTTAAAATTATCCCCAGTTAATACATATTCTAATTCTAACAATGCTTTTTCTTTTGCTACTTTTAATAATCTTAAATGCAATTTGTTTAAACCAAACTCATCAATATAATTATCATAAATTTTTTTCCAAACTATTTCATCATCTAAAGTTTGTTTTTCACTTTTAACAACCTTTTTTCTTACAAATATTAACTCCCCTTTGTTACATTTTATCCAATTATACAACGGCATATCATCAATTGAAACCCAGTATTTTTCTAACGTATTTGATGTATTTAATTTTAACTTGGAAAATAAGTTTTTGTAAATTTTCATCTGTTAAGTTTAATATCGCTTTGCTGTACCATTCTTGGTCTAACATTTTTCTGTCATCTGCTGTAATCAATAATTCATTAGTTAATACACTAACAAACATAGACCGATAAAAAGCACCAGTATCAAATAAATTATACGGACTACCAGCTTTTTTTCTACCACCACTTAATATTTCAGTTAATGGAGAATAATAACCTATTATAGCGTTGAATTTATTAACCCCTTTGCTTAAAAGTTGGTCATTTTGAATCCAATCTACTAATATATTCTTTTTTATATTAATATCAATACTTTTAATCCAAGCATCAGCATCATTTAATAATAACGCTTTATTTAGCAATACACCAACTTTAGTATCTAATATATCCATTTACTTACAAAGATAATTAAAAGCCCTTAAAACTTAAAAAAAAAGGGTTTCCAAGCAATATAGAAACCCCTTTAATAATTTAGTTAATCGTTACTTGCTTTTTTTAACTATTTTTTTCTTTTTTGGATTTGCAATATAATAAGCTTCTTTAACAATAGAATAATCTATTGTTTTCATAGCTTCTTTGCATTCACTTAAAGACATTGTTTTTAGTGCAACACGATTAAAACTTATTCCTCTTATAACAATATCACTCATTATGGTAATGTTACATCAGCTTTTCCAATAAAACCATCTCTGGCAACAGATATTTCAATAACATCAGAAGCACTTTGTGCTGCCATTGTTATAGCGTATGTTCCAGCAGTAGTAGCACTCTCTGTTACAGTTGAAGGAGCACCAATAAGTGAAGAAGTTGTTTTGTTATACAATGACCAGTCTGCTGTTGAAGTAGCACCAGAAAAAGCCAATTTGTTCACAGCAGTACCATAATCAAATTTAGCTTTAAAATCAATAGCACTTGTAGAACCAGCAGTTTGACCGAAGATAGTTACATCAACTAAACCTTTCAAAGTAGTAAAATCAATCGCTTCATCAGCGTTAATCATATACATTGTTGATTCGTCAAATAATCGGTCAAAATCAAAACCAAGCATTATTTTTTGAACAGTTGAATCAGTTGCAAACATAAATTTCGGGTCCCAACTTGCGTTATCTACTGGGATAGGATATAAATGAGTAGCAGCAGCATTTTGACTACCAATTAAAGCACCATTTACATCAACTATAAAGATTCCAAAATCAACACATCTTGAAGCAGCTAATTTGCCCAAGAAAGTCGGTGTTGAATCTTCTGCCCATAATTCACCAGCAAAACTTCTTTTACCTTGTCTTAAATAAGCCATTCTTCCACTGTTTGCTTCTTCAAATTGTGAATCTGCCTTTGGCAATTCTACATTCTCAAAAGCTGGTAATGGAAACCATCTTTTAGAGGCATCAGCCTCATTAACTAAATCGTTCCAAGTTGGCAAAGAACTTAAATTTATACCATTTTGTGTTCCGTCATTTGCGTACAAAGGAACAACAATTAGACTTGAAACTACCGATTGAATTGGAACACAATTTGGTCTTCCAGTATTACTCAATCCAGCATTACAATCACATCCTACCATTTTTTATATTTTTTTAGGAGTTAAACATTCAAATTAACATTTACAATTATTTTTATATTTCGTGAGGGATAATTGTAAAGAAACCCCACTTAAATTAGCATCTATTATATTTTGTACAGCACCATTATCAGCTTCAACACCAAATCGGTCAAAATACAATTTTTGATATTCATTTATTGTTTGATATTTTCTATTTGCTTTTATAGATTTTAAAAAATATTCACATAGTCTTTCCATTGGATAAACTACCTCTTTAGTATGCTGTGAACTGTCAAAACTTGCTGCATTAGTTTCATCTAAAAAAAACACTGTTATATCACTTGTGAATAACCTTGTATCTTCTCTTCCATATTCGGTTTTTGATAAAAACTTTAATAACCAAACTAAAGGAGTTTTTGAGCCAACATTTATATGACTTATTCTCCATTCGTTATTAGCAGCTATTTTAGTTCCAGCTAATTTAACTGGTGTTGGTATTGCTATTACTCCCTCAAGTGGAACGATTGAAGTACCAGAAATCTGTTGCCATTCAACCCAGTTATCATACTCTATTGTTAAAATACGATACTCATTACCATTTGAAGTCATTGTTACTGCTTTTCCAGCCCTTAACCATTTTGTATCACAAAAATAAGTTTTATTAGTTGCTACATCATAAGTTCCTACAATAGTAGAATCAATGTTATCAACTATATCATTAAAAACTTGGGTTAATTCATTGTCAAACATTATAACCAGTAATTTGAACTTTTATAAACACCATTAAATTCACTATAATCATAGTCAGAGGGATTGACCTTAATGTATGTTTGCATAGCTTTATAACTTTTAATAGCATCGTTATAACGCCCATACATTGTAGAATAAAGTGTACTAACTTTTTCCGAGTTTTCCCCAATCGGTCTTACATTACCAACTGGGGTTATCTCGTTAATACTATCTTTTAAATACTCAAAATAAATAAACCCTTTTAACATTTGGTATATTCCTTCACTTCTATAAACTTTCGTTCCATAATCAAAGTTAAGTTGTTCCCATAACACTAAAAATCTGGGCTCTGTTGGCTGTGTTACTCCTACTAATAAATCAGCAGCAAACAACCCATATAAATCAACACCAAGCAATTCTCTTAAATATTTGCCCTCGTATATGGTAATATAATTGCTTATATTGTTAGACTGATACATACCTTGAGGCAAAGCATATTTTCCAGTAAAATTTGATGTTTGTATTATACTCATTATTTAATTTTTATAGCACCTTTTTTTAATAAAATAGTAGCAAGTTCTCCAATAATTTCAACCTCTTTTCCTTTTTTAATGTGCTTACTGTCACCAGTTCCAACACATTTATATAATTTTTTAGGCTCTAATTTTTGTGTTTCTTGCTTTTTTTTAGTCACTTTTTCTTTTGACATTGTTTATATTTTTAAATTAAAAATCTATTTATTATGCTTCAAGAGCAGTTTTTGCAGTAGAAAATTCTCCGTCAATTATTGCTCCATAATCATTAGTCTTAACAAAATGACAAGCACGAGCCTCACAAAGAATAGTAACCAAGTTTTTAGTAAAATCATCATTTACAAAACCAACTTGAATATTCATATCTTCTCTAACTCTTAAATTAGATTTTGAAGCATCAATAATATAGAAAGAACCAGCAGCAACACCACTATTTTCAACAACTGGAACACCTTTTACTCTTGTAATTCCGTCAGCAGCTGGAACAAACATTGGATAAGTGTATTCTCCAGTAGTTGTTTTAGTTAATTCCATAGCAGCTACATCTTCTGGGTTCATTAGGATATGACTTGGGTTAAAGTTAGCATTAGCCATTTGAGCCATTCCTACTCTTAAAACATCACTGTTATTTGCACTAACAATAGTGTTTGCAAAGTTACCAGCAGCCCATGCAGTAGCATTAGCAGCTAAACCAGTTAAATTATTACCAACACCACTTCCAGAAAGTATTTGCTCATCTAATTTTAGTTGAACAAGTTCTAACAATTCATTGTTAATTTCACCTTCCATAAATGGTATATCAGCAATCATTTCTTTAGATACTTTAATCCAAGCAGAAATTTTCTTAACCTCACAAGATTTTTCAACAAGGTCAAAATCAGCTTGACTTTTAGCAGCACCTTCAGCAGTCATATCAGCACCACCATCAGCATTAGCTTGTTCAATCCAAACTACATATTTTGAAGTAGTTCCAGCAACATTAATAAGTTCTCTTAAAAATGGTCTTCTTCTAACAATACGATTTAAACCAGTTTCCAAAGTAGATAGTCCAACAGTACCACCAGAATAGTTTCCAGTAATAGTCATTGTTCCAGCAGCTTTAACATCAAGGTTTACCATTCCACCACCTTTACCAACTACTTCTTTTATCTTATCGATATTATTTTTGTAGCTTTCAGTAATAGCTTCACCCAAGTTAGTAGATTTAACTGTTGTTTTGCTTGTTTCTTTTAATGAAGTAATTTGTCCTTCTAAATTAGCAATACTTGTTTTTAATTCAGCAGTATTATCTTTTTCTGCTAATTCTTTAACAGCTTTTAAGTCTGCTTTTAAATCAGTAATGTCATCAGAAGTAACAAAACCTTTAGTTTTTTCAGAGATAGCAGTTTCAATTCTATTTACTGCTTCTTCTGGAGTTAAATTTTCGTCTTTATTCACGATTTTAAATTTTAAAAATTAATATTTGTTATTACTTTATTCCAGTTAAATTCTTGTTTCTTTGACTTTACTGCTTCTAATTGTTTATCAAACGGATTAAAAGTTGCTAAAGTAAATATTTGAGAATTTAAATATTTAACTTTCATCTCTAACTGGTATAATCTTTCATCTGTACCTTTTCCATTTACAAGTGATTTAACACATAAATCTAATTCATTACTTAACTCACTTATTTTTTTGTTCTTGTCTTGTTCTGTGTTAATACCTTTACTAACATCAACAACATTAGTAAATTCATTGCTGCCAAAAGTAACAGCACTCCCCTCCCATAATATAACTTCTTTAACATTATAATAATCTTCCTCACTGTCGTTTTTAGCTTCTATATATTCAACTTTGTCTTTTATATATTGAAAACCTATGCTGTGTTCCCTTATAATACCATCTTTATAATCTTCCATAGCATCTTTAGCAATAGTAGAATTTCCCAGTTTTGCTATTGCAAATAAACCAGTTTTATCTTCCCTTAATTCTAAAAATTTACCAATAGGCATTTCCCAGTTGTGATAACGTAGAAACGCTATTTTTCTATTTGACTGGCTTAATGGTCCTCGTTCTTGTATTGATTTTTTAAAAGCACCTTTTCTAATAATATCTTTATCACTATCTATAACATCAAAAGCATTTAAGTACATTGATACAGTATTGTTAGCAGTATCTAAATCTTTAATGTCTAATTTTGAGGTTTTTAGCGTGTATTTGTTTTCTGTTTTAATCATTTATTATGAAATTTACAACAAAATTAATTAATTTTGCTTTAAAATCATATAAAAAATAATGACTAATCAAAACCCTTTAAACTTTTGGAATGCTTTTTTTGGGCAAAATACACTATTAAACCCAAGATTTCTTAATAATTATGGTACTTATCACAATAGAGTTTTCGGACAAAAAACTGCTATTTGGATTGATACTGAACAAAGTTTTAAACATTATGTAGAAATACCAGAATTAAGAGCAGTTGTAAACAAAAGAGCAAACATGATGAGCAGTAATACTCCATGCTTGTATGATAAAAACGGAGAAAAAGTAGAAAACCACTGGTTAATAGATTTAATAAATAACCCCAACCCAACACAAAGCTGGAAAGATTTTATTTATAGTTTATCTATAAATGATAGTTTATACAGTAATACTTTTGCTTATGCTCCTAAAAGGTCTTTTGATATTGTTAATTTAATTGTTCCTTTGCCCAGTGATAGAATACAAATTAATACAACTGGCAAAAGTATTAAGCAATTTGATACAGACGGATTAATAGAAAATTATACATTTACTTATGATAATGGTAAAGAAGAAACCCTAACCATTGAAGAAGTTATTTATTTAATGAGTACGGACGGAACTAACTTAATAAACCCAGTTAGTAGAATGGATGCTTTAAAATACCCATTAAGCAATATTAGAGCTTCATACCATAAAAGAAATGTATTACTTGAAAATATCGGTTCAATAGGTATTTTATCAGCTAAAAATAATGATATAGGGGGTGCTATACCTTTAACACCAGAAGAACGAAAAGAAATACAGCAAGACTGGTATCGTAGGAGCAAAGATGAATTAATAATTACCGAAGCTGATGTAAACTGGCAACCCATGTCATTTCCAACAAGAGATTTAATGTTGTTTGAAGAATTAAACGCTGATAAACTTGCAATAGTTGATGCGTTTGGTTTAAATGTTTATGTTTTTAGCCAAGAAAACGGAGCAACCTTTACAAATGTTAGAGACGGAATTAGAATGGCTTATAACGACACTATTATTCCAGAAACACAAATGATATATAATAACATAATGGAACAAATAGGTTTAACCCAAGAGGGTTATTATTTAGAGGCAGACTTTAGTCATTTAACAGTGTTACAAGTAGATGAAAACGAAAGTGCTCAAGCATTAAAAACTCGTGCTGATGCTTTAAAAACCATTTTGGAAACTGGTGTTACACTAACTGATGAAGATAAAAGAAACCTTTTAAATATTTAATAGCTGTTTAATACAGTTTTTATTTTTTCTATTGCTGTAATATCTTCACTGTCTTTTACTAAAACAGTAGCTTGAACAGTTATTTTCTTTTTTTTGGTTACTTTAACCAAGTTACATTTAAACATACAACCCCCATTAAGCTGATTTAAGGGGGTTTCTATATTTTTTAAACTGTTACTATTGTAGTAACTTTCAAACTGCTTTAAATCTAAAGTTATTTTCAAGGGTTTTTTTCAAATATAAAAACTTTATTTATAAACCACAATATCCAGTATCACATTCATTAAAGTCATCATCAAATAATTCTATTTGTAATTTATGATTTTTTATTTGTTTATAAGTTACTCCAGTTTTAAATGTACCTTTACTTTTTTCCTCTTGCTCTACAAACCAGTTCATTTTGTTTTCGTGTTTCTCAAACATTTTTTTTAAAAATATTTCACTTCTCCACCAACAACCAACACAATTATTATGTCTTGCAAATCTTACTGGTTTATCACTCCAATAGTTCTCAATTTTATCCTTAAATATTTTATCATCTATTAAAGGAAATAAAGGTTTACAATATTTATAAGTTGCCCAACTATTACGACCATCCTTTAACTTCATAAATGTTGCTTTTACAGTTGTAAAACCTTGTTTATCTACTTTTTCAAGCATATTTTTTGCTCTTTTAGTTTCGTTTGCCCTATAACCAAAATTCATATAACAAGGTTCTTTTAATGTTTCATACATCCAATGTAATATGGGCATTGTCTTTAATTCAGTTGTACAATATCTTGCAACTTTATTTGGTAAATAATTTGACTTATTTATAATTATATCTTCAAAAGTGTCACCAGTAACCCAGTTAATTTCTTTTCCTATAAACTGTTCCAAGTCTAAAATTGTATTTATTATTATATCATCCTCAAGTGTTCCAATAAACTCTCTCCCTAACTTATCACTTACTATTTGTCTTAACTTAACATCTGGATATAAACACTTTTTATTATTTGTTGTTACTAATGCAAAAACATTATAATCTGCTTTATAATTAGCTGCTATATAAGCACTGGTTTTTCCACCACTAATAGAATTTACTGTTTTCAATTTTACTTTATTTACATTTAACAATATCTATCCATGTCGTTTATATACCTTGTTTGGTTTTGCACAATTTTTGTTTGGTGCTTTAACAGTTGTAAACAGTCCTCTAATGAGTATGCTTCATTAAATTTTTTGTGCATTTTATTAATATCATTTTTGTTGCTATTATAAATGCTTATCATTTCTTTAATTTTTTGCTTTGTTGTCATAACTTAAATTTTAAAAGGGGTTTTTACACCCCTTATTATTATTATTTAATGATTAATTATAATTTTTGCGATTTTTTTCCATTCTCCATTTTCATTAAGGGCTTGTAAATAAAAATGCATATCTAAATATTTTCCTTCATAAATTACACTATACTTAATATCATTATGAAAAAATGTAATATCATTAGATATATTTTTTCTTCCACTTACTTTTAAAATTGTTGTTGAATTAATTGTTTTCATAACCTTGTTTTTTTAATGTTTAATTGTTTAACAGTACAATTATACAAATTTATTTTATATAAACAAAATTAATTCAAGTTTTTTTTTATTTTTTTTTATAAACCCTTATTTTATAACCTAAAAAATTAAACCTAAAAACTGTTCTATAACTGGACATAATGCTATTATTTAGTAAATGTTATAACTTATTTTATTAAACCTTCTTTTTCCATGTCATTAAATAATTTTGCTACATATTCAAAATATAAATTTAAACTTCCTTGAGCTTGGTATTTATAAAAATTTTTATTGTCTAATCTATCCATAAAAGTCATTCTTTCAAATGGTTTTCTATTTAATTTAAAATAAAAATGCTGGAGTTCATAAGCTGTTTTATAACCTTTTATATATAAACCAGTAATTACTTTAAAACGTCTTTTTCCAGCTAAATTTAATGCTCTGTTTAATCTTTTTTCTAATGCTAATCCTTCTTCAAATAACATAACTTTTTTATTTTATTATATAACTATTAAATACTATATCAAAATAACCCAGTTTAGTATCACAATTTTTGTTACTGCTAACTAAATATTGTACTGATACTTTTTGTATTTTTTGTCTTGTGAATGTTTTACAAATTTTCTTAACTATATAACCAGTTTTAATTTCTCCAGTTATATCATTTCTATAAGTTATTTTATCTCCTTTGTTCATTGTTATTGTTTTAATGTTAATACAAATATATACAAATTTATTTTATATACAAATAAAATCAAAAAAAAGTTTTAAAAAATATTTCTAAACATACTTGTAGCAAACAAACTTAACCCAGCTAAACAGTCTGGAGCATCATCATTTTTATTTTTACCTTCCTTGCTAAACGTATATACATTATTAATAAACTGGTGATAGTTTGGATTATCTTGTTCTACAAATACCATGTTATTTTGAATAAATACTGTTTGCATTATTATTCGTGTTATTTTGTTAGTAGTGTTTGCTACTTGCAAAATTTTTGTTTTGGTTTGCCTTTGTAACTGTCTGCTAAACATTGCACCCATGCTATTAGATTCAACTCTACAATATTTAACATCATTATCATTTAACATTTTAGCAGATAGTGGAATAGTGTAATCAGTGTTTTGTTTGCTAAATAAAGTGTCTGTAATATATAGCTTGTTGCCTATTATATTTCCTATTGCTAAAGCTGTATAATCTTTTCCAGCATCAGCTACATCAATATAGCCAACAGCACCCAAACTTTGCTCTTTAATCTTATTATACTCTGTTTGTGTAATGGTTTGTAAATTAGAAAATAATCTACCCTCTAAATCTACTGGTGTTTGTTGGTACTCTGCCAACCATATTTCTTTCGGTGTTTTATTACGTTTATCTATATATTCGTCTGTTGTCATTACAGCTTCACAGAAAGACTTATTATCCTTGTTTAAAGCAGCTACTATAATACTTTTATCATATATATTATCATCTAATTGTCTGCCTATCATATCATTTGTACTCCAGCGAGTACCTATGTCAATTCTTGCACAACCAGTTTCAAATCTACTGTCGTGAGTAGCTTCTTTCCATTGTATTATTCTGTCATTTATAGTATCACTTAAAGCATCTTCCAGCCCTTTATATAAATCATCTGTTATAGCTACTTTAGAAGCACCAAAACCAATTATAGTTCCACCAACACCAGCACCAAAATAAGAAACCATTTTAGCACTGTTTGTATTCCACCCAGTTAAATTAGATTTATCATTTGAAAGCCTTGTTTTAAAAACTTCCATATACTTATCGCTTTTAAATATAGCCCTAACATCATAACTAAACTTTAAATATAAACTGTTAGTACAAGTGTTACGCATTACGCTTTCTGTGGGTGTTTTACCTAAAGACCAAGCACAATATAATGAAGTAATATAGCTTTTACCAGCACGAGGAGGCATTGAAACGCTTAAAGACTTTATTTCTTTATCTTCTATTTGTTGAAAAGCTGCTGCTACTGGTTTTAAAAAAGCCCTTTTAGTAAAAAAGGTTTTATCATAATAAAGACAAAACTGCCAAAAATTACGTCTTGCTAATTCTTTACGCAATTCATTCCTCAATAATTGTTTCTTCATTTAGCAATAGTTTTATTTCATCTGTTGTCATATCGCTTAAATCTGGAGCAGTATTGTTATTAATATCAAATTCTTGCCTTTCTATATAACCACGTTTTTTTCCTTTTGTTTTTAAATAAAATATAGTTGCTGCTGTGCTGCCTTTTCCCATTTGTTTGTGGAGTTGGCTTTCTGCATAATCTAAAGCTATATCATTTATTTCTTCAACCTTTTTAGCAAATTCCTCATCATCTTTTAACCATCCGTAGAAAGTTGTTCTTCCAATTCCAGTTGTATTACAAGCAGTTGTAACTATACCTAAAGTTTTTTCTAAAGCTTCTAACATTGCTTTTTTATGGTGTTCGGTTTTGTTCATTTTGTACAATTTAAAAATTCGTTTCTAACCTCTATTTTTTTAAATACCCCCCCCAGTTTTGTAGTTATTGTTGAACTGGTTACGTCTTTAACCCCTCTTGATTTAACACAATAATGTACTGCTTTTATCTTTACAGCAATATTATCAGTTTCTAATATACAGTTTAAAGCATAATATATCTGCTCTGTTAGTCTTTCTTGTATTTGTGGTCTTTTAGCAAAGAAATCAACAATACGATTAATTTTAGACAATCCTATAACCTTATCTTTAGGTATATAAGAAACAGTTGCATATCCGTCTATTACTACAAAATGATGTTCGCAGTTACTTGATAAAACTATATTATCAACAGTTACCATTTCATCATATTTCATTTTGTTGTTTACTGCTGTACATTTAGGAAAATTATTATAGTCCAAACCATAAAATATCTCATCAATATACATTTTTGCCACTCTATTTGGTGTTCCAGATAAACTGTCATCAAATAAATCTAAATTTAGTTCTTCCATAATTTTAGCAAACAAATTAGAAATATTTCTTTTTTTTTCCTCTTTGTTACTAAACTTTTTTGTCATAGGTACTTCAACCCCTTTTTTAACTAAATATTTATTTACTTTATGTCCTAAATGTTTATCTGTTTTCATATTACAATATATTCCATAGTTTATGAGTTTGAACACTTAATTTCCATTGTGGGTTTTTTAAACATAAATTTATACAATGCTCTAAATTCTCTTTATTAATATTAAAACCATCTGAATGAGGGCTTATCCAATAATGTTTTGCTATTATACTGGGTTTTGGAACGTCTTGTCCTTTGTGTCTTACATACCTTAATTCTTCAACACCATTTGAAAAGTTTTTCTTTATAACGTGTTCTGCTATTTTAGGAGATACACAAATAAAATCTATACCTTTTGGACATGGTTTTAAACCACTTGTTTCTATTGCTTGATAATACCCTTGTTTTTTAAAATAAGCTACTATATCTTCTGTTAGTTGGTCTAATGGCTCTCCACCAGTCCAAGTTATTTCTAAACACCCAGTATCTT